TGTGTTCCNCCCTTTGTTGCTAAAGAACCGGGTTTACCTTGCACTTCACGCATTTTATTATGCATTTCATACCTGGTATTATCGGCAATTTTCTCGTCCCGATTTCTACGATTCATTAGATAATATATATCATCCAATTCAAGTGATTTGGACTTTGCGAATTCAACGAAAGTTTCCCATTCTCCGTCAGATAACTCATGTTTCTGACGAAATGAAGTTTCTTTTGCCAACTTCTGATTTTCTGATCGTTGTCCTTGTAAAGCTGTGTTCAACCTACGTTGGACAATACCATCAATCGTAGCCCCTAGCACTTTTGCTGAATCTGAATCGGGTGTCGAGAACGCATCATCGGCATCAAACATAAAATCCTCAGGAAGTTTGAGTTTTTCTGCCATATTTTGAGGCGTCTGACCTCCGCCCTCAAAATAATTCCTTACATGTTGAATTAAATTGGGGTCGTCACGCATAGCTTCAAGAATTGGTAAATACGGCTCCATCTCTTGTACTTGAGAATTAAGTCGCCGTGCCTCCCTACTTGAATCGCTATACCTTTTTTGAAGGCTCTCAACATTTTCTTGTTGTTCGCCTGTTTGAACTTCACTTGGGCTCGATAGTGTATTATCACTGTTTATGTTCGAGGTTGACGGTAAAGGTTCGTCTATTATACCACTATTGACACTGTTATCTAATTCAGCGAAAAAATCGTCTGAAACAGCGCCCATAACGGTATCTTGAGCTGTCGTACTTTCAGGGGCCTGATCGGCGTTGCCTACTTGTTGTTCATTACTCATAGTTATTTCCTTTTTTATTCACTCTAACTAAGTTAAAACAAAAACAGCTAAAAGTAAAACTATAATTTTACACATGTTTTTGCTTTTTTACTCCAAGTAAAGCCACTCTTACACTTCCTTCTGCCACCCTTTTCAGGATGTTCTTTGTTGTGTTCAGACTTACTTACGAGTCTAATGTTAGATTTACTATTATTTGATTTATTGCCATCTATATGATGAACAATTTTTCCTTTAGGGGCATTAGATTTATTCCTATAATGAGTTTGACTGCTTCCATCTTTCCACCTACCATTTTTCCTACCATCTCTCGCCATACTGGAATAACTTTTCTTTTTCCAATTAGCCATTTATTCTTTGCCCTTTTCAATTTTTTCCTTCCCTTCGGCTTCCGCTACTTCAAATTCTGCTTTCATTTCAGCCTTTAATTTTTCAAATTCACTCCTAAGCATTCCCCTCAATAATTTTTGCTCACCAGCAGTGTTGATCACATCTTTTCTAATCTCATTTGAAGCCTGCCCTACCTTCATCTTTATACCAGACTGTACAAGTTGACGCTCTAATGTTTCAATGGTTCCTTCTTTATCCTTAATAGACTCTTCCATCTGCTGTACTTGTCCCTGTAACTGTGAATACATTGACTTTCTTTCAATAACGCTCTTCTTATTTCTAATATCAGTTTCTGCTATCATTGCGATATCATCAATCAATCCAGCCTGGAACCATCTAAAATATTCCTCAAGTAATGCCCACCTATTAACTGGCATCGTTGCTCCTGCTATAATTCTTACATCAAACCTTGCTGATGCATAATCCTTAAACTTTCCAATCGCATCACCATAATCATTATATACTGGTATATTAATCCTTACTTCCTTTTCTTGTTCTTGGGGAGATTGGCCTGCTTCTGGTTGTACTATTCTAAATACTTTCTCTACTGAATAATGAAACTGCGCCATCTGTTGAAACACTCTACCTAAATGTTCTAAACAAGGTTCTACTATACTCCCCATCCATGCTTTTAATCTACGAGTTCCAAATTCATCATTCGCCAATAATCCACGATAAGTTTCAGGTTGATCTTGCGTAAACCCCATCATTGAAGACGGAACACCACTTATATATTCAGCGTCAGCCTTACCCTCTTGAGTTATAGTATAAAAAGCACTGTTAATAGGAGCTGGTAATACAGGAGTCGGAGGAGTGAATCCCTGTCTATACTTTAATAAAGCCCCCGGAGATGAAGAATACTGTTCCCATTCATCTTCTGGCACTGAACCTTCTTCATACATCCACCTTAAATTAGAAGCTAAGTTGGCATTATGAAGCATAATTTGGTGAGATTTATTAATTTCCTGTTGTTTACCAACTAAAGGAGTAACAGCCGACATAGGATAAGGAGTCCCACTATACATATAAGGAATTGGGATTACAGGATATTCATTAATTGGCATTGTATACTCATATAAAAATACATCATCACCAACAGTACATGTTAATATAATACGATTCTCATAGAATTTTACTGCATCAACTATATTCTTCTTAGCTTCTTCACTCTCCTGTATAATTTGAAAATCTTCTTCAGTCATAATTGTTTGTTTTATTGATTCAGCGGCTTCCTGAAGTTCTGAAGTAAGTATCATACGCTGTTCTTCCAACCCTTGAGCTGCCATCTTCCTTGCTTTTTCTAACTCAAGTATTGCTCTTTCAGGTATTAATTCGCCATCCTCAACAGCTTGACTCAACTCAACTTCCTTCTCCATTAATCCAACTTCGATCTCCTTCTTATACATCTCCAGTCTTTCATCAACCTGCTCCTTTATTACCTCCATCTCAGCAGGTGATGGAACTACTCTAATAAATACATTACGATATGCAAACTTCTTTTTGGCATATGTTTCATAATATGGTATAATATCATCGTCTTCAGCATCAAGATTTACTCCCATTGTAATATCTTCTGGTTGAATACTTTGAGGATAATGAACATCTCTTTCGGAATAGGATACAGCCTCTGTGCTTTTCGATACCCGTTTGATCTTCGACTTGTAATCAGGTAACATATTAATAAGACTTGACCTTGATAAATTCTTTCTAACTATTATAAATGTAGCATCTCTAAATAAGAAGTCCCTACTAGCTGGATCAACATATACATCATATGGCTCAACTCTATTAAACATAACCTCACCCATACCTCGATCAGCATCTGAATCAATGTCTATAAGAAAATAACCCATACCCTTAGTCAAAGAATCAAGTACAACCTGACTATAAATAGATTTTCCATTAGATAAATACCAACAATAATCAGCAATTTCAGAATGAACCTGTGCAGTATCCACATCATCACCAGTAGCTCCAACTGCTTTCCATCTTGGACTATTAGCAGTTACGAAATACTTCATAATTTCAACAATTGGAGTTACCCTATTAATTGTAAATGTGGGCATCCCTGATTCTTCTAATGCATCAGTTTCTGACTTTGACAGTTGCTCATTTAAATAAAAATCATATCCTTTCTGACTGAGAGTTTGCCATCTTTGCCTATGACTATTATTAGCTCTTTCCCAAAGCTGTTTGTTAATTTGAGCTCTTTTGTTATTTGTTAATCTTGCCATTATTCTCTTATCTCTATATGAACTAAATCATCAAAATTATTATCTTTAATTTCACCATCACTGTCCCAGTCTCCACCCCATCTTGCTTTAACTCCTAACTGTTGTGCAATACCACGAAGCATACCACCCATATAATGGAATCTTTCTCTATCTTCCCAATCAATAGGATAAGGAGCTAAATCAACTGCCTTACCATCGATATGTTTAGAAAACCTTGTCTTGGTTGCACCTTTAGAGAGCAACTCTTCTTGCCTCTCTTTTGTTCTTACACCCTCGATTATAGTAACATCCATAATCTTTACTAACTCATTAAGAATATTAACAAGTTTAGCATCTACGCCTACAAGCCGAGACCGTGAACGCTTACCGAATTTCGGCACAATTTTCCCTTAATCAATTTATTATTTATTCTTTTTTTTATATCGACTGAACTAGTTCTTGAAACCACCTTTCTACCTCTTACTTTTATAATATAAAGTTTTTTGCCTTTTCGTATATTTTTTCCCCGGGCCTAGTTCTGGAATAGCAACCAATTCTTTATTTTTCTTAGTAGCTTTTACTGGTTTATTAGATGATACTTTCTTGGTTTCAGATACTGGTTTCTTAGGTGCTGCTTTCTTTTTATCCGATGCTCTTGCGCAACTGTAAGAACGACCATCCCAATTAAAAGAATCACCAGCTCCTTTGCCCTTGCAATTTTTTGCAAAAGCTGATTTAAAAGAACCTGCAGCTTTTGATTTCTTTTCGTACTTTGCGTAGACTCCGCCTTTAGTCACTTCTGTCCCACCTTTACCTGCTTTCATTGCGCCTTTGCGAATCCTACCAGCTTGTTTGGTAGTTTGTTTTTCAGCTCCGCCACCAATTTTCTTTTTACGTTTTTTCTGTATTCCAAGAAGTTTTCCAAGATTCTTGCCTGGATACCATTTTGTTTTAGCCATTTTTATTCCTTATTAATTATGCGACGAGCCAGTTCCTGGCCTTTCGCTTTGGTTTTATCCATTGTTTTTTATCTTTATCACGCTTCATATTCGGAGGGAACGCGTGCACTTGAGCATAATAAAGACTCTCTATTG